CACACCGGCGAAAACTGCGCCCAATGCCCCCGCGACTTTCGCAACATTTACGAAAGCCGTGTTGACCGTGTTTAGATTTGATTTAAGAGTTCGAAACGCGCGTTGCGTTTCATCTCTAGCGGTTAAGCGGGTTTCTAGCCTTTGAGTTGCCATTCTTTTTCATCGCCTGTTTTTGTCGATCGGATTGAATTTGCACATAAACCGACCACTCAATGAACTCATCAACGGACATTTCGGCTTCAATTTGTTCCACCGTCTTGCCCAACTTTTCAGCGAGAAAAAACTTGAATTGGCGTTCCTCGCTCTTTCTTAGTTTTTTTCCAAATCCTCGGCCATCGACCCCATGATTTGATTTGCGATCCGCGCAAGAACTTGAGCATCAACGCCATTTCTCAAAGATGATTTGTCTCCGATTTGGAAAACTTTATTGCCCTCGGCATCGAGAGCCTTGATCACAAGAACCTCGGCAAGTGCATCCGCTTCGGATTGATTTTTCACCGCGAATTGCAACTTGCCTTGGTCTTGCAAAGTAAACGGTTGAGAATAGAAAACAAAAGGATTTCCATCCTCATCCGCCCATTCCGGAACAACAATCTCTTTGACCGGTTGATTTTGATAATGAGCCTTTGCGCGATCGATCACGCTCATCCCATTTGATTTTGAATTAGCCGCCATAATTCTTTTCCCTTATGAAACTGTTGACTCGGTCAACGCTCCGGTGCCTTGGAATGTGATTGATGCCTCAACCAAGCCATCGAATGATGCGGTGATTGTCCGGCCAGTGACCAAAACCGTTCCGCTCATTTTATGATCGCCGGATGTGTTGCCTTCCATCTGAATGTTCAGAGTCGCGCTTGTGCCAACCGTCAACGCGCCTTGGCCGCTTGTGTCGGTGTCATCAAAGAAAACATCCGCCGAACCACTGAACGATTTTAAAGATGCTTTGTAGCTGCGATTCTGATCACCCATGCTCGTGTCTTCTAGGGTGTCCATGGATTCGTCGATGGAAAACGATCTTACTTCGGCAACCTGGTCAGTTCCGACCAAGATCACCCCATCACTACCGCTAAATGTAGCCATTTTTTAATCCTCACTTTCAAGGGTTTTGGGTTTTGCGGTTTTCACCGCCTTCGATTTGGATGAGGGTGATGCCTTCCATCCTTTAGCCTCAAACGAGGCTAAATCTTCTGCGTTTATCTCGATCGGCTCTCCGCCGCTCGGTGGATAAACTTCCATTCTCTTTGCCATTTTTACGCCCTTTCCTTAATAGACCGTTTCTGCATCGGCTTCCGTTGTAGAATACAGTATTTCGAAAATAAATCGACCCACAACAACAGGTTTCTCGCCTTCACCCGCAAAATCGGCCTCGAACGAAATGAGGCGAGTATCTTTAGAATATCCGCCCCGAGTTCGATCGGTTGCCATTGCCGCCTCGATTTCCGCCGCGCTCGCGTCCAAAATATCATCCGCCGTTGCGCTTTCAACATAAACCTCAACTGACACCTCGAGCGAGCGAATAAGACCTCTCGGCGGCTTAATCGTTTGAGCCTCAATCGTTTCGCTCGAGGTGTAGACACAAAGACCAGGCATCCTGGCGCTTTGTATTGGATAAACCCTCGATGCGAAAACATTCGTGCCGGTGGTTGTGAGGCCGGTGAGAGTTGTCTCGATATTGTCTCGAATGGATTTGCGAACGTGCGCCATCTAGTTTTTCTCCAATGCGAGAACCGTCATTCCGGTGCCATCGTGATCCACTACGCGGATCGTGTAGGCGGTGGAATTAACATTCAAGGCGTCACCGTCCACGGCGTTCGAAACGTCACTTGTGCGGCATAAAAATCGGGGTTGTCGAACGGCCATCGGAATGTTGCCGCCCGCGTCAACCTCAACGATGTCATTGTCGAAAATGCCGTTGACGGTTGAGGCCGATCCGCCATTTGGCGTATAAGTTGCCGCGACACCGAAATCATCAATGCCCACAAAAATCGCTCGATCGTCTGCCGATTCAACCGCCATCAATCAATTCCTATTTCTTGGCTTTCGCGCGAGTCTTTGGTTTAGGCGTTGATGATTTCGCCAAACCCACTGACCGATCCGTTTTAGGCTCAATTTTTTTTTCCACCTCGGAAACGCGACCGATCGATTTCAATGCCGATGCTTCGGATGCGGCAAGATCAATGACATCCCCCGCGCTTCTACGAACCCCACCGGCAAAACATGATTTCAAAACTAAATATGGCATTTGATTTCCTCAATAAATCGAGAGAGGCGTTGCCGCCCCTCTCTGTGTTTTATTTATCAACCATCATTGTTGAAGGCGAATGCAACCGCATGACGAACCGCAACATCGCAAGATTGCAATGCAGTGATCGAAACGCCGCCGGATTTGCTTGATGAGTACGGATCAACGATCAACTCGAGGCCACCATACATACCGACTAACAACTGGCTGAAATCGCCAAAGTAAAGATCACCGGCTGTTGCCTGATTAGACACGATTGCGTTGTAACCATTCATCAAACCACCATCAGCAACGAAACGACCCGAGCCGCTGTCAACCGCTGTTGTTTTCAATGCGCCATACATGCCCGCGGGCAAGATATAAGCCAAAGAACCGGCGAGTGCGTTGTCTTCTGCAACCGCTGTTTCCATCGCTACAACCTCGGCGAAAGTTGGGTTCGCCGCTGCAAAGTTGGTTGGTGCATTGATGCCAGATGTGTTCTTGATGCCTGTTGGCTGACCAGAGGAACCAGAACCCGCCAATGCGCCGAGATCGATCGCAGAAGCGATTGACTGTGTTAGGTCATCGCGGATCAATGTCTCGATGTCCATTGACGATTGGTGCATCATGTTGCGCGTGACATCTGTTGTTGCGCCAACGGTTTTCATCGACATTGTAACCGAACCAAGTGTAGGCTCGCTTTCTGTCGCTGCCGAGCCCTCGGTGGCAATCCAGTTTGCAGTTGATGCGGCTGTTTTCTTAGGAATAACAACATCACCTTGAAGACCGGACAACATACGCGCACCCGCTGCCATCACGCTTGACGCATTGCGTAGAACGTCGATGAAATCACCAGTGCGTAAATCCTCGGCAATCAATGCCGAATCGTCGCTTGTGTTGATGTCACGTTGGTTCCATTGACGCAAAACATCGCCAGGAATCATCAAGCCGCGTGTTTCGCGACCCAATTTGCGTTGTGCCTCGGCTGAAGCCTCAAACTCAAATTGTGCTGCGCGTTGCGCGTTGATGTCTGTCGGATTTGCCATCGCGCGGATTGCGTTGATGAGTGAGAAACGACGAACCTCTTTGGTTTCCATGCCGATTTCGTCGGCGGTGGTCAAAGGTTGGTCTGCCGCTGCAACTGCCAACATTCCGCGAAATTGCTCAACTGATAAGCCGTTTTTGATGGCTTGATCGGCAAGATCACGTTTGTTTTTAGATGCACCTAATTCTAGGATTTCATTTACAGTCTTGGCGTATTCTGCGCGAACGTTCGCCTCAACCGCTTGAATGTCTTGTTCGGACATGGTTGGTTCCTTTCTTTCGGCTTTTGCCGGAATAGGGGTTGGGGTTTGCTCGATTTCAGCATTGCGATTCGTGCCAACAGAGTCATCCGCCGGAATTGAAACAATGCTTGCCTCGAAAGGTTTCCACGAACGAACGCGATAAGTGTTCCCACCTTCCGCTTTTTCGTCACGCTCCATTCGCCCGATTTGATACCCGATTGAAACATTGTTCCGAATACCACTTCGAACGTCATCGTAAACCTCGGAACCAAGTTGGCCCTTGCTGAACCGAACCGTCGCGCGGAGACGCCGCGCCGAGGAATCGAGATTTACAGATTCAATAACCCCGATTTGACGCTCGGGATCGTGATCGAGCAACAATGGTGCGTTGCCCGAGTTTAAGAATGAAAGATCGATTGATCGATCGTTGTGATCTAGGATTTCGACGCCGAATGAGCGATCGACCCGTGCCTCACTTGAAATTGAAATGGAAACTCTGCGATCATCCTCAGAATCCATTTCTGCATCCATTCGAGTTGAAAACTTTCGAGTCTCCAATTCTGCCGGTGCCTTGCGTTCCTCATCATCGGGTTTGTATCCGTTTTCAACATCAACCTCGACATCGGCCTCGACCTCAGTTTCAGTTGATTTGCCGAACTCAACGAAAATTGATTCATCAGTTTCGGTGATGCCTTTTATATGACGCTGATCATCCATTTCTCTTTCCTCATCTTGATCCTTCGTTGATTCCGGATGTCCTTCCGGCAAAAGATCGGTGTCGTGCTTGCCGCCTTGAAATCTTCCGTTTCGCAAACAGAATAGCAGAGAATTGACTCTGGCAAAAGCCCATTGCTCCGGTGATGCCACACCAGGCCGAACCGAGCCTGGATTTGTCTTGTATGCGCCGATACCTCTTAAAAAGGATTCGGCCAACATTCCAAGCGTTGCTCGCTTGGTTGGATCATCACCATATTCCTCATTGTGTTCCGAAACTTTATTCTCGAGGCTTTTCCGCGCCGTGTCTGTCAAATCCTCGATCGCCCGATCTTTCTTGCCCTCGAGCTTTTTCGTCAACTCGAGGATCACATCTTTCATCCCCTGTTCACCGAGGTTGCCGATCACGCCCCATTTTATTTGGGCAACAACCCCGCCAACATTCGAGAGGTTTGGCTCGAGATCACCATCGGCGAATTGTTCACCATCGCCAAAATGTCGCGCCGCCCATGCCTCTCGCTCTTTGATCCAACTCAAAACGCCCTCGGTTTCGGAACCATCACGCGCTCGGCCCCATAGGGTGAAAGCCTCATTGCCGCGAATATTTCCACCGGCTCCCCATATGTCGGGGTTAAATTCTTTGATGTTCTCGGCGAAATCCCTGTCGAATTGAGGATAATTCGAGTTTCTCAAAGAAATTTTAAGATCATCGCCTTTTTTCGGGAAATCAGTTGCCATCGGTGGGTTCCTCATCCTCGATCGGTTGAGCCGTGAATTTCATCGGCCCATATCCAGATTGACCGCCGCCGAACGGTTGGAATGCGAGATCAATATCGCGCTCGCTCGCCATTTGTTTCTCGAGAACGATTTGATCCATCACATCCTCAATGTCTCGGCCATATTGGTTCGCAACATCTTGCATCGATAGAATGCCGGAATTTAAGCCAATCACCGCCGCATTCATTTCACGTTGAGGATCAACCCAAGCAAAACCCCGCGCTCTAAATTCAACATTGTCGGCGAATTTATCAAACCGAACTGGCGGAATTGGGATCGCGCCATTGTCCATTGCGGCCATCAACCAAGCCCGAAAGATCGGTTGAACGAAATGCTCGATCATAAAATCATGCAAAACTTTGTAGAAATCACGATCCTCGAGAGCGCCTTGGCGGATCGAGGAATAAGAGGTTTGCGTCAAATCATTCGAAATCGAGGCATAAGAAACACCCAATGCCGAGGCGATGCCCCGCAAAACCGCCTTTTCAAAATCGGCAAAGTTATTCGATCCGGTTGATGGATCAAACGTCTTGAAATCTTGTCCTGGCCCGAGTTGGTGAAACGTTCCTGGATCGGCCTCAATTATTGGCGTGTAGGTATTTTCTATATCATCGCCGACGAACTCATCGCCGGTGGGTGTGGTAAAGAAACCCATTTTCGAGGCCGAAACCCTCTCGGCCACTAAAACCGCCTCTCTCATGCCGTTGAGTTGCTTGAGAGGTGCAACCGCCGCCGCCATCCAAGGCACCCCGCGCGTTTGCTGCGCTCGATCCGGTGCATAAATGTGAAGCATTTTTTCCGCCGGAATCCGAGTCCTCTTTTTCGCTAAAGTTGTCGCATATTCCGCATCTCCAGGATGAGAGGCCAAGAGATGATAAGCGACTGGCCGATGGAATTGATCGATCTCGATGCCCATTCGGATCTTGTTGCCATTCGGCAAATCTTCATTCTGATCTTCATCGAGTAAATCAACCTCGAGAAACTCGATCGCAAAATTGAATTGATTTCCTGGATATGTCACCAAACGAACCAACAATTCGCCATCTCTCGCCAATGCTTCCGCCGCAAAACGTTGCGCGTCTTTCCAAGAAAACCGACCATCAACAGTGCAAACGCCTTTTCGAGTCCACGCCTTGAATGCGTTCTCGATGATTGCATTGCCTGGCGAATCAAACGTGCCATCAGCATTCTTTGCCTTCACTTGCAAATTGACGCCTTTATCACCGACCACATTCGTTTTGATCAATGTCAAAAACCGCCGCGCATATTCATCATTTCTTGCAAGATCGCGGCATCGATGGCGAATTGATTTTAAAGCCGGTCGAATTTCCGCGTCGGCGGATTTTGTCGATGCCACAAAATCAGAGAATAAACGACCGGTTTGAGCGGCTTTAAATGAGCGCCGTTTGACCGGCTTTGCATCTCTTTTTAGGAAATCAAAAACACCCATCTTTTAAAACCTCGCCTTGATCGTCGCGCCGGTCGATTTGCCTCGACGCACCCGCTCT